TTGTCCTAGCAAGAAAGGTGAGGAAATGGAAAACGATAGTTTAAGCAAGTGCAACATCTGTTCATGTGATTTCACCTTAGATGGTGAGGGCGGAATTGATGGCTATATAGGCATTCTGTATTTTGCTTTATGCCCTACTTGTTTATCAGGGGTGCAGGATATGTGTGATCAATTAAGAGATTATGACGAGGAGATTGAAGAATGAAATTAGATGAATTAGAAATTGCCTATAATATTGATGTATTGGAAAGATTAGTGCAAAGCGCTGACGGATATATAGACGATGGTCATTGGCTAGAACCATTGACCGATGATATTAAAAACGCTAAGCAATTAATCAAAGGATATAAACAACGATTAAAACAAGAGGAGTCGATAATATGAAATATGCACTATTTTGGTGCATGACATACCTAATTTTAGCCTATGTTTTGTATCATCTTGTTGGAGTGATGTTATGTTATACTTGGGAATACCTCTAAAACGCTCTAAAACAGCGTATACGGGGTTTTCTTGAGGTAGTTAAGGGGTAGGTATCATCTACTATGTTTTAATCGAATAGAGAGGCTTTTATGAATTACAATAATAATCGATATTATGAACCCGAAGACGGGGATTTTGATGAAGATGCTTTTAATGAGTCAATCGATTGTCTAATTACTAGTGATGGGCAATGTTATTGGGCTGACCCTGAGAATTGGGATGAGGCGCTAATGCAATTAGAGCTAGATGAAGACTATAAACCCGATAGCGCACCTGCTGAGGTGATAGACAAAGTCAAGGCTTATTGGTTGGATATGGCTAAGGATATAGCCGAAGGAGATTTTTAAATGAGATGCCAATGTTGCAATGCGTCATTAACTGACTTCGAGGCTACTATAAAACATGGTATTACCCGAAAGTATATTGAGTTATGCTCAGATTGTCTAAAAACGATTGAGGCTTACATACCGATTCAGGTTAGACAAGACCTAATGAATGAATCAGATACGGCTATGACTGAATCGTTGATTGATGACAATGGGTATATCGATGGTGGGTTAGATTCTGAAGACCCTGAAGACTACTGGACTGATTGGGACAATCGATAATGCACTCGCTTGCGGGTAATATAGGTATCGTTATAGTTAACATAGTCTATATCGTTACTGTGAATATAGACTACTATCAATTAACATAAAGAAACAATCAACGATAGTCTATGTTGTTTAACTATATAGTTATTATACTGCACTTTTGGAATGTTGTCAAGTAGTTTATTTTTGTCTAATGTATTGACTTTTTATGATTGTGTCTTATGATTGGGGTTGTCTTTAACTAACGGGGGGTTTTATGCAATCGCATAACGAAGAAGCAAGATATCATTTCATCTTAATGGATATGGTTGATTTGATTGGGGATTATGGCTATGACAAAGTCATGGACGATTTATCAACGGCGATTGCTGATAAGGTTAATAGGCTTGTTGGTAGAGCAGTAATGGAGGAAATCGATGAATAAGATGGGTATGGAATTGATTACAGACCATGAGCGTTCTGCAAGGTGGAACCATGAACAAAATAATTGGGATGTTGCTGATAAGATGGTCTTTCAATGGAAGAATAAGACAGAACAGTCACCGAGATTTAGTATTCTGCATGATGCTTTAGATTGGATGATTAAGAGGAATTCATGAAAGACCTTATATTCATTGGGGTATTTGCTTTGGGTTGTTTATGTGGCTGGGTTGCTAATCAAGTGCATTTTGAGCATCATGATTGCATTGATTACTCAGGTAAATCTCAGCGCTATGAGGCTTGGTTAAGCGTTAAGGATGGGATTTATCGTTGCTTTTGGATTGAGAAAGACTACCCACATAGGGTTAGAATACAAGGAATAATTGATGTCAAATGAACATGGCTATTGCCCAAACTGTAACGCTGATTTAGATGGTGGCTCAATATGGAACCATTTCTTTGAGACGACTAGCTCGGAGGCAGAGGCAGATAAGATTTCTAAATCCTACGGCGCTGACAGAACCCAAGGACAATGGGGTAGGGCTATCGGGATTTACGATATGGAAGTAGATAGAACTGTGGCGTGGAAGTGTCCGGATTGTAATCATCAATGGGGGCGCAAATGAATATTCCTGATAGATGGGTTGTCATTGAGGTTGTGAGCGATAAGACCAAGCTACACCGAGTGTTTGCTTGTTGGTATGGTGGCTGGGCTGGCGCTGACTCTTGGCAACTCAATAGCGGTATCGTAGGCGTTGATGACCAGTCAAACTACTTTGATTTTGAGGGACACTCAGGCTCGGTGTATCGTTGCCATAAAACTAACTATGGCTTACATCTGTATGGTAGCTCAGTGTTAAATAATTTAATTGCGAAATCTAAAGAGAAAGATATTATAATAACTGTATTACCCGAAGACACTAAATGGAAGGAGTTAATTGATGACACAAATGTTACTAGCAGAGATAACCAAACTGAAGGAAGAGAATGAAGAACTACGCAAAGGTATATTCCCAAAAGACTGTGTGGTCTTGTGTGTTCATTGTGCAACTGAATTAAAAATATTTGAGGACTGCAACGATGGTATGGAAGTGTCCACCACTAAACCTAGTGAACTGGAACAATCTATGGAAATGGAGAGAAAAGATGACAACTTGGACAAGCGAGGATAGGCAAATATGCGAACAGGATTTAACGAGGCAGGTCTTGGAACTTCAGGACCAATTAGTCAAAACACAAACCGAACTAGTTATGGCACTGGCGGAAGTCGAAGCCCTACGCTGTCAACTTATTACGGCGGAAAGAAGTCAACATTGACTGAGAGCAAATACATTAAGCACATTCCCTGTGAGGCGTGTGGTAGTAGCGATGCAAACAGTTTGTTCGATGATGGACACCAATACTGCTTTGCTTGCGAGACCTATGTCGCAGGTGATGGCACAACCACGAAGGTATCTAAAAAACCAATGAATAAGGAACTTAAATTTTATGACTCTGCTACTTATCTTAGTATCGTTGACCGTAGTATTACTTCGACTACTTGCATAGCATTTGGCGTTAAGCAGGACAATGGCAAACACTATTATCCTTACTATAACCCTGATGGCAGTATGGTTGCTATCAAGACTCGGAGTGTGGAAGACAAAGCATTTAGTGTCGCTGGCGACTTCAAAGACGCTACGCTATTTGGACAGAACTTGTTCGCCAAGTCTGGTCGCTATCTGACTATCTGTGAGGGTGAATTAGACGCTCTAGCGGCTTATCAGATGCAAGGTAGCAAGTACCCTTGCGTGAGTATCCGCAGTGGCGCTAGTGGCGCTCTGAAGGACTGTAAAGCCCAATATGAATGGATTGATTCGTTTGAGAACATTGTCTTAGCGTTCGATGCCGATGAACCCGGACAGAAAGCAGCACAGGCAGTCGCTGAGTTATTCGGTGGCAAAGTTAAAATCATGAAACACAGGACGGGATATAAAGATGCGTGTGATTATCTTGAGAATAACGCTAGTAAAGAATTTGTTGATACTTGGTGGGGTGCTGAGTCTTATATCCCTGATGGGATTGTGCAAGGTAACAGTCTCTGGGACATGGTATCAGCGCCTATTGAGAAGGCTGATTGTGACTACCCGTACGAGGCACTTAATAAGCTCACATACGGCATCCGCAAGGGTGAACTCGTTATGGTCACAGCAGGAAGTGGACTTGGCAAATCACAATTTCTTAGAGAGATTGTATGGCACATACTTAACAAGACAACCGACAACATTGGACTTATGTTTCTTGAAGAGGGAGTCCGCAAAACAGCTCGGTCTCTCATGTCATTAGCAATAAACAAACCGATTCATCTACCTGATGTTGAGGTATCACCGGAGGAGTTAAAAGATGCATTTGATAGAACTTTGGGAAGTGACCGTGTTTATCTGTTTGACCATTTTGGCAGCACTTCTTTGGAAAATATTGTCAACAGAGTGCGATACATGGCTAAGGGTCTTGGCTGTGGTTATGTCTTTCTTGACCATATTAGTATTATTGTCAGCGGCGGTGATGTTGGTGATGAGCGCAAAGCCCTAGATGCTATCATGACCAAGCTACGCATGATTGTGCAAGAGACTGGTATCGGTTTGATTTGTGTCTCGCATCTCAAGCGTAACGAAGGTCGTGGACACGAAGAAGGCGCAGTGACTTCGTTGGCACAGTTGCGTGGCTCAGGCGCTATTGCACAGCTATCAGACATTGTGATAGGATTAGAGCGTAACGGACAGGCTGAAGATATGATTGAGAGGAACACCACTAGTGTCAGGGTATTAAAGAATCGATTTAGTGGTTACACTGGTAATTGCGGTGCTTTGCTGTATAATGGACAAACCGGAAGAATGTTAGAAATTAAGGACACATTATGAAAGACGATTTAATTGACAAAGCCAAACGATATGCACAAACCGATGAGTATCATGTCACTCGTAAAATCATCACTGATTTATGCACCGAGATTGACAGGCTTAAAGAACTCAATCGTAATGTGTTTAGTAAGATTCAAGACAATCAGGAAGTGTATAAGAACGCTGAACGCTATCTTTGGCTACGCAGTGCATCGTGGGATGTTGACCCTGAGATTGCGGCACCATCTGTGATTCTGTGCAATGGTGATATGACTAAATGGCAGTGGATGTTAGGTCAAGAGATTGATGATGCAATTGATTCGTATTTGAAAAAGGAACAAACATGACTACAAGAACCATTAAACTAGACAGTTTTATCTGGGTTGCTGAGAATGGCAGTATGGAGTATGGATTCTACATTGGTGATGGCGATGACCCTGTTACATTTAAAAGCACATTAAAAGAAGTTGTGCGTCAGACTTTAGAAATGTATTTCGTTGGCGGTGCTATCCATCATGACCACCGTGACGATGTAAAACAATTAATTAAGAGTTTAAAAGCAGCTACAGCACTAGCTGAACACGAACTAGAGAGAATGGGCGATGAGTAAACTACTAAGAATTGGCAACAGGCTTATCAATCCTGAGAATGTTACTTACATCATTGACAGAGAGATTCACTTTAATGATGGCAGTCGTTGGGTGGCAACAGAGCCAGAGATTCAAGACTTATTGGCAATCATGTTTGAGACACCTAGACCAATGGCGGAAGAACCAGTTGTTGCTAAGAAGAAAACAGTTAAGAAGAAATGAGTCTTGAACATTACATTGTTGGAGCCACTGGCATTGGCTATTTAGTTGTCGGTGTGTTACAATTAAGCAAAGGCAGTATGTCTAATGCATTGATTTGGATAGGTTATGCTGCAGCGCAAATAGGACTCTGGATTAATCTTAAATGAGAATCATTCTAGATATTGAAACCAACACAGCACACGATATAATCTGGTGCGTTGTAACTCGTAACATTGATAACGGAGAGGTGAAAGTATGGCAGCATCAAGACGGACTACAAAAGTATTTGGACTCTTGCACTTTGATTATAATGCACAACGGCATAAACTTCGACGGTCCTGTTCTCAAGAAGAATTGGAAGATTACTATGAAAAAGACGAAAGTGTGCGATACGCTAGTATTGGCTAGATTGTTTGACCCTAGTATCGAAAATGGACACTCGCTAGAGGCTTGGGGTAATCGTCTCGGACACTACAAAGCACAGTATAAAAAGATTTGGTCTTGGATGAAAGGTATTACTTTAACGAAAGAGAATGAGAATCTTCCGTTTGACGAACCTATCATGCCTTTACTGATTTGGTATTGCAAGCAAGATACACAAGTAACAAAAGAGTTATACAAATACTTAACTAAGGAGATGGAAAATGATTTCTCAAAAGAGAGCATCACGCTCGAACACGAAGTTGCATTCATCATCGCAGAGCAAGAACGAAGTGGATTCCGATTCGACGAAGTTAAAGCTCTACAATTACTATCTGTTCTTAAAACTAAGTTGGACACTATTTGCATTGAGATGCAAAGGATATTTCCTCCCAAGGTCACATCTGGTCGCACCCACAAAACACATGGAAGACCCCTTTCCGACATCGTGGAAGACTTCAATCCCGGAAGTCGCAAGCAAATCGCCGAAAGGCTCATCGAGAAAGGTTGGAAGCCGAAAAAGCACACCGAAAAAGGTAGTGTCATCGTCGACGAAACCACGCTCGAAGGTCTCGACTTCCCAGAAGCGAAAGCCATCGCTGAGTACTTGATGTTACAAAAGCGGATAGCACAAGTTGAAAGCTGGATTGATGCTATTCAAACTGATGGTCGTGTGCATGGACAGGTCATTACTAACGGCGCAGTCACAGGTCGTATGACACACCACAGCCCTAACATGGCACAGGTACCTAATAGTGGTAGTCCCTATGGTCCTGATTGCAGAGAACTTTGGACAGTTGAGAAAGGATATAGATTAGTTGGCATCGACGCAAGTGGTTTAGAGTTGCGGATGCTGGCTCATTATATGAAAGACGATGCGTATACTACTGAAGTTGTATCAGGCGACATTCACACAGCAAACCAGAAAGCAGCAGGGCTTGAGACAAGGAACCAAGCTAAGACTTTTATCTATGCATTCCTCTATGGTGCGGGAAGTGCCAAGATTGGGTCAATTGTTGGAGGTTCATCGAAAGAAGGACAAGCACTCATTGCTAGTTTTCTACGCAACACGCCGAGGCTTAAACAATTGCGGGAAAAGGTTTCTCGTATCTATGCTCAGAAAGCGTGGCTACCGGGTCTTGACGGACGCAAGCTACTCGTTCGCTCAGAGCATTCAGCGCTCAACACGCTATTGCAAGGCGCAGGTGCGATAGCAATGAAACAGGCACTGGTGATATTCAATAAGCGTTTGCGCCAGTCACAGATTGATTATAAGTTCGTAGCCAATGTCCACGATGAGTGGCAAATAGAAGTTGAAGAGAATCGTGCAGACGAAGTCGGCAAACTAGGCGTACAGTCGATTGCCGATGCTGGTGTGATATTAAATATGCGCTGTCCATTAAGTGGCGAATATCGTGTAGGTAATAACTGGAAAGAGACCCATTAATGGATAAAAATAAAGAAGACATATTAGGAATGACTGTTGTTACTGCTTATAAGAATGGTACTTACAGTTTAGAATCCTCTTTTGACCTTGAAGAAACCTACGAGTTATTAAAGGATGCACTACTCGATATTGAAGACGGTACACTGGAAGCCAGTATTGATTACAGCACCCAAACACTGCAGTAACTATTTCATATAGTGGAATCATTTAGTTGTAAGTTGTTGTATAATAACCAAGCAGTATTTCTAAACCGTAGTAGATAAGGAGAGTAATATGGAAATGAAACCAGTAAAAATTCAAGCAGAAGTTCAATGGGCTTTCTTTGACCGTGTTAACGAAATGAGTGGTAAGTTCCAATGCGATTTAGCCAATCTTTCAGACAACGCTGTTCAAGCATTAGAGTCGATTGGTCTTGCACCACGCAAGCGTGAAGACAAACCTGAGAAGGGTTGGTTCTTGACTGTTAAGTCAAACTATGCTATCCAGCCTTATGATAAAGCTGGTAATGAAATCAAGGACACTGTTGGTAACGGTTCTAAAGCAGTCGCACTCATCAAGCCTTACGAGTGGAAGTGGAAGAACAAGAATGGTGTGTCGGCTTCATTGGCAAAGATTGTCATCACTGATTTAGTCAAATACAACGCCGATGGCGATGCTGCTGACGAAAACATGGATGACGACATTCTGTGATAACAGCACTGATTGACGCTGATTCGTTAATCTATGCAGTAGGCTTCTCTAGCAACGATGTAGAGGAGCCTATTGCTATTGCACGACTTGAGCAGACGATGGTTGAGTTGTGTATGGATTTAGAATGTGAAGATTACAAAGGTTTCCTAACTGGTAAAGGTAACTTTCGAGATACTTTAGCGGTGACTGCGCCCTACAAAGGACAACGCATTTCTGAGAAACCTGTGCATTTTCAAGCACTCAGAGACCATCTAGTAAATTCTTGGGGTTTTGAAGTTGTCAAAGGAATTGAAGCCGACGATGCGGTTGGCATCGCTGCTTATGCGGTATCAGAAGATGAATCTATCATGGTTCATATCGACAAAGACTTGAATCAGTTTAGAGGTTGGCATTATAACTATCGCAAGCAACAAAAGTATTATGTCTCAGAGTTTGAAGGCTTAGTGGCTTTTTATACACAGATATTAACTGGCGACAGAATTGACAATATCCTTGGATTAAAAGGCATTGGACCTGTGAAGGCAAAGAAGATACTAGCAGACTGTACCAATGAAACAGAACTCTACACTGCTGTCTTAAAAGCGTATGACGGCGATGAGAAGCGTGTATTAGAAAATGGACAACTATTGTGGTTGCAACGAAAGGAAAATGAACTGTGGCAGTTACCCCAGATATAATTCAAATCTCATGGATTGATGCTGTTGCTGACTCCGGATGGGAAGAGAAAGTTAAAGCAGAGATTCACCAGTGCATTACTGTTGGTTTTCTAGTTCACGAAACGGATGAAGCCATCTGTATTGCGTCTACATGGTCGGACACCGAAACCAACGCTAGGATGCACATTCCCAAAGCATGGATTAAAGATAGAAAGGTATTAAATGAAGCCACAGTCAGCGAAAGCAAAGGGACGAAACCTACAAAAGTGGGTAGTAAAAGAGTTACTAAAAAGGTATCCGCAACTAAGCGAACTAGACTTACGCAGTTGTCCGATGGGTAGTCACGGTGAAGACATTGTTATGTCTCAGTTTGCTAAAGATGAAATTCCAGCATCTATTGAATGTAAATCACTAGCAAAAGTTGCAGTATACAAGTATTATGAACAAGCACAATCTCACGGTGATTACGAACCGATTGTTATTGTGAAACAGAATGGCAGTAAACCTTTAGCAGTAATTGACGCAGAAGTTTTATTTAATTTAATGGCAAGATAGAAAGGAAATACAATGAGTAATACTTATCGATTTAGCTTTGAGTCTGAGTACGATGACGAAGGCACACAATATGGTTATCCGAAAGAGAAATCTATGGAGATGACGGTGTCTCACTCTTCAGACACAGAATGGACTGCAATAATGCTTGACTTTGCAGACTTCCTCAGTGGCATTTATGGCTATGATGTAAAAAACAAACTTCGGTTTATTAGCAATCATGGATATATGTTATCACGAGCAGCAGAGTATAGTATTGAAAATCCTGATACTCAGCAAGAACTCGACCTTGAGAAGTCTGATGAAGACAAGGAATGGTCTTGAAAATCCTATTGCTTGATATTGAGTCAAGTCCGAACACAGCCCATGTGTGGGGTCTTTGGCAACAGAATGTCAGTATCAATCAGTTGATGGAGTCTTCTTATGTCCTATGCTACGCAGCAAAGTGGCTAGGACAGAAAAATGTACTGTTTGATTCTGTACATCAATCAAGACCAAAGACAATGCTGAAAGGAATTCATGCCCTTCTTAACGATGCAGATGCTGTGGTTCATTATAATGGTACTAAGTTTGATATTCCTACACTTAACAAGGAATTCTTATTACATAGTTTTAATCCACCATCGCCTTATAAACAAATTGACCTACTGCGTGTTGTTCGTAGCAACTTTAGGTTTCCTAGTAACAAGCTGGATTATGTAGCACAACGCTTAGGATTAGGAAAGAAACACGAACACGAAGGACACGAGTTGTGGGTCAAGTGCATGAACGGAGATAAAGATGCTTGGAAGCGTATGGAAAAGTATAATATACAAGATGTCGTTTTACTTGAGTCGTTGTACGGCACTCTTCTTCCTTGGATTAAGTCTCATCCTAATCACAATCTCTTCTTGGATGGACACCATTGCCCGAATTGTGCTTCGACGAATCTGCAAAAAAGAGGCAGTGCTATATCTACTACAGGAGCGTATCAACGCTATCAGTGTCGAGATTGCGGAACTTGGTCGCAAGGAACAAAGTCTATTAAAAAATCAGCGGAGGTGAAATATTATGGATGATAGTCCAGTCGCAATGCCAACACCGTTTGGCTACATTCAACCACAGACATTAGCGCAAGTCATTGAAAAATATCAAAAAGGCATGGAAGACCCCGGTGATGTCCTTGCTAGACAGGTTGGCGGTAGCCACTACAAGAAAGCTCACCAGCCTTGGGAAATCATTGAAGAATGGGGTCTTGACTACTGGGCTGGAAATGTGGTAAAATACATCCTTCGCTATAAATTTAAGAATGGAGTTGAAGACCTAGAGAAAGCCAAACACTACTTAGAGTACCTTATTAAGAAAGAGACAGATGCCATTACTGCTTCACGAAATTAAAGAGCGTCTTAAAGAGTTGGACGAAATCACATTGCTAGAATTGCTGGATATTAGCAGTGAAGAAATCGTCCAAATGTTTTCTGATAAGATTGAAGAACACGCCGATAAACTAGAACAGGAAGTTAAATAACAATGACACAATACACAATGAGTCCCTATAACACTTTTATTGCTAAGAGCCGTTACAGTCGCTATTTAGATAATAAAGGTCGTAGAGAACACTGGAATGAAACAGTAGCAAGATACTTTGATTTCATGACAGAGCATTTACAAAAGAAACAAAAATATACACTATCACCTGAGTTACGCAAAGAGTTAGAAACTGCTGTTGTTAATCTTGAAGTTGTACCATCCATGAGAGCAGTGATGACAGCAGGACAAGCACTAGAACGGCAGAATGTTGCCGCCTTTAACTGTTCATATTTACCAATTGACGACCCCAAAGCCTTTGACGAAGCGATGTACATTCTTCTTTGTGGCACTGGTGTTGGTTTTTCTGTGGAGCAACAATATGTTTCTAAATTACCTGAAGTCCCTGATGAGTTGTACGCTAGTCAAACTACTGTTGTTGTGTCGGATTCTAAAGAAGGATGGGCTAAATCACTTAGACAGCTCATTGCTTTATTATATTCTGGTGAAGTGCCAAGGTATGACATATCCAAAGTTAGACCTGCAGGGGCTAGACTCAGAGTATTCGGAGGTCGTGCTTCTGGACCCGGACCTTTGGAAGAACTTTTTAAGTTCACTATTGCCAAGTTTAGAGGGGCAACTGGTCGTCGTTTGTCATCCATTGAGTGTCACGATATTCTCTGTAAAATCGGGGAAGTTGTTGTTGTGGGTGGAGTCAGACGGAGTGCAATGATTAGTCTGTCTGATTTGTCAGACGATAAGATGGCACACGCTAAAGCAGGAGCATGGTGGGAAGGACATGGACACCGAGCCTTGGCTAATAACTCTGCTACCTATACTGAAACCCCCGGTATCGGGCAGTTTATGCGTGAATGGACAAGCATCTATGAATCACACTCTGGAGAGCGAGGAATATTTAATCGTGAAGCATCTCAGAAACAGGCAGCAAAGAATGGTCGCAGAGACGAAACCTATGCTTTTGGCACTAACCCTTGTAGTGAAATTATCCTTCGTCCTTACCAGTTTTGTAATCTTTCCAGTTGTATTGTTCGTAGCTACGATACTGTATCTACCTTGGAGAATAAGATTCGCTTGGCAACGATTCTTGGTACATTCCAAGCATCGCTAACAGAGTTTCCTTACTTGCGTAAGATTTGGGAAAAGAACACTAAGGAAGAGGCGTTATTGGGTGTCTCTATGACGGGCATCTGCGATAATCCGCTATTGAATAACCCTGATGATGAAGACTTACCTGCACGATTGGAGAGACTACGAGATGTGGCTATCACTACTAACATTGAATTTGCTGCAGCTATTGGTATTAATCAGTCTGTGGCGGTTACTGCTGTCAAACCAGAAGGAACCGTTTCTCAGCTTTGCAGTACTGCTTCTGGGATTCATCCTCAACATAGCAAGTATTACATACGGCGTGTTAGGGCTGATAACAAAGACCCACTAACACAGTTTATGCTCTCCTCTGGCTTTGTCGGTGAGCCTTGCTATCTTAAACCAGACTCTACTACTGTCTTTAGCTTTCCAGTTAAGGTAGATGATGGTGGTCTATTGCGTGAGGATTTGACAGCAATTCAGCACTTACGCCTGTGGTTACTGTTCCAGCGACACTACTGTGAGCATAAGCCATCTGTCACCATCTCAGTGCGTGAAGACGAATGGATGGATGTCGGTGCGTGGGTGTTCAAGCACTTTGATGAAGTGACTGGAGTGTCTTTCCTACCGATGGATGGTGGCACTTACAAGCAAGCACCTTATGAAGAGTGTGATGAAGAGACTTACAACAAGTTAAAAGCCTTAGTTCCTAGTGCGGTAGACTGGGAGAACTTCAAGGAGTATGACGATAATGTGGAAGGCGCTCAGACTTTGAGCTGTACTGCAAACGGATGTGAAATATAATTCCTAAGTCGTGTCTTTATAGCCCCGCTTCGGCGGGGTTCTTTTTTGTTTCTTATAATGTACAAATTGTCGGTAAATGTTAATAAGTACCTACAAAATGTGTAGTATATTACACAAAATTCCTAGTACCAGCCTTATCAATAATTAAGGCTTGTCTACGGGGCTTATCAGAAGCACCATTAGGAACGCTTATATGCGTCCAAGAGCCAAATTCTTCGATGATTTGATGGTAGGGTATATCCGCAGCAATACACGCCTCTACGACCTGTTTAGGGGTCATTCCGGGGACTCTTATATCAGCAGCACAACCTAGCCTATGCTGGCTAGTGTCCTTGCTACCGACAGAGTCGTTGACTGGTTTAGACCTAAAGCCTGAGTTAATCATGATTGGCTTGTTTAGGAGGGTTCTAACTTGCTCTAGCAAGGCTGCCAATCGAGTTAGATTAGCAATCTCTGTAGCGTTAGGAGTATTATCTAGGTTCTTACGCTCTGCTACTTCAGAGTGAGTCAGTTCTTCTAAAGTGAAGTTAGGACTTAGATTCATTCTTACCTTTCTTCATTTCCATTATCTTCTCCAGCGAACGACCACCGAAATAGAAAGACATAATCAACATTCCCCACTGACCTAGTAGTTCAACATAGTTGTTGTTTACTTCTATATCCCATGCTGACATCGTAGCAAAGGCAGAATAGACTAAGAGAATGAACACTAGCGTCATAGGTCGTATGTTCTTCGACAACCAGCTATCACTAGCCATGTCTGCTTGTTGACGCTTAGTAAGCTCTTGTGCCTCAATATTGTCAGCGTTTAACTCAGCTAACTTACCTTCTTGTTGCATCTGTAGCAACTCTTTCTGCGCCTTAGCCTTAGCTTCAGGGTCAGGAATAAATTTATCTAGGACTTTCATCCCAACATCGAATAGTGCCATTAATGGTAACATTATTGTTTATACCCCCAAGTTAGATACCAAGCAATGACCGCAGCCACTGCATAGCACATGAACATTGCTCTACGAACCTTTGCCAAATCGTGTTTAAACTCTCTCGTAAGTTCATTCTTTAGCTTCCTCGATACGGATGGTTTCTTGGCGTTGCCATTCCATCATTGCTCTCTTGAAGTACTGCTCTTTTAAGACCTGAGATTCTTTTATATGTCTCTTACGCTCTAGGTCTTTCTGCTGTGCTACTGCTGCAGCGTCCTTTTGTACATCGACAATACTCTTAGTGATGGACTTACTAGCCTCACGGCTGGCATCCATGCTACTGGTTACAGACTTTGCTCCTTCGATAAACCCAAATTGGTCTGACATATCTCATAGTCTTATTATTGTCCCGGAGGATTTAACGCACCACTTAGTAACCCAACATAGCCTAAGTTCGGTGCTGGTGCTTGAGCGCCTGATGCAATCTGTTTAACAGCTTGTTGTGCTGCTCTACGACGCAATGCACCTTGTAATAAATCAGCAGTTAATCCAGTTCCAGCTACGACTGTGGTTGCCACAGGAGCTTGTGTGAACGCATATGCACCACCAGCAGCAGCTAATTTAGACCTCAAAGGACTAAACTGTGCGGCTAAAGTTAACACTGGGTCTAAAGTACCACCCTGAGCAACCGATTTAATTATGTTTTGTTCATTTTTGTTAAATAAATTCATCTTATCTTTATTGCCTGCAATATTAATAAAACCTCGACGAATTAACTCACTTTCAGATGCTTTTGGGTCTAATGCTTTTGCTTCTGCTGTATTTAAGGCATCATCTAATACTGAAGCACGACTAGCATTTCTCCAGTCTTTTCTTGCCGACATAACATTCTTAACAGCGTCATCCAGCCCAGCTTTACCAGCAATAATATCTTTACCAGTTAAGTTACTAATATAATCATCTACTCTTGAAACAGCGATACCACCAAGCCGACTAATATCTGCATCTTTACTCATGCGTAAATCATTTAGAGTACTACGAATTTTCTCTAATGCAGTAAAAGACACACCCTGTGGCTGTTGACTAATAATTGTATTAACTTTATTTAAAGTGGCATTTACTGAATCAGCTTGAGCTGTGCCGGGGACCATTCGCCCAATGTTGTCTAAATCAACTCGAATATCGTCAACTAAGTTTAATGTTGATTGTGGCTTAATTGACACTCCTTGTGCATCCATTTTATTATACGAGTCAGATGCTCTCTTTTTTACTTCTTCCATTGTAAATAAAGGTGCTTTACCGGGAGCAGTAGCGCTTAATACTTTCCCTGTTGCGGCAGCACCAACTGTACCAAAACCAACACCCGCAACTAAGGCAGCCAAATCACTTCCAGTAATATCTTTAACCTTTTCTGCAATAGGCTGGCTAACTAAACCAGCAACAGCAGCCGATGGAATTTGTCTAGCCATGTCTGATGCCAATGCTGGAACATTAGGAGCAACTTTAGCTAAACCAGCAGTACTTAACATTGCTTGTGTGCCAGCCTGTACTGCCCGTTCTGTTGTGTTCTCCGGAGTCGGTAACACTTGACCAAGCATTTGACTCTGTGCTTGAGCAAAAGATGGTATTCTGCTTTCAGAACCCAATGCTTGAGCGCCTAAATTATACGCACCACGACCCGCTTCTAAGACAGCAAGTGCTGGAGAAGTAAATGCTTCATAGGCTGCTCTACCTGTTAAACCTATTTGACGACCAAATTCATTGAGCATAGAGCGTTTCTGTGGCTCAGGCTGTTGTTGTACCTGTGTCGGTTGTGCGGCTACAGCAGGGACATCCGAAGGAGCAGCCGCTGTTGGTTGTGGTTGTGGCACAGTTCCGCCTAACTGCTGCGACAATTCTAATAAATCATCTTCCGATAATGCAGTAGGAGAATTGACTGTTTGTCCATTAATTGTATACTTAGGCATTTTTATCCTTACTCTTCAACAGTTACAACGGTACCATTTTTTAAAGTAATAGTCTTGGTCTTCTTCTCACCTGCTGGTGCTTGCGAAGTTCCAAAACCATATTCTTCAATGCCTTGAGATTTTCTACGAGATTCAACACGAGCTTTAGTTCTGTTCTCAGCATCAATAATAGACTGTTGATAGCGTTTTAATGCTTGGAAAGTTGCTTCACTATCATTGCGTCCGTACGCTGCAATCAGCGCTTGAGCAAAACGCAGCACATCCTTGTCTGTTTGTACACCTTTTTCAGCACTAACTTGTAAATTAACAGCCGTGTCAACTGATGATTTCAATGCTTCGTAAGCTCGGCTTTCTGGAGTAGAATTACCAGAAGCGTTACGAGCAAGATATTCTGCATTCTTTACTGGTCCTAATTCTAACGACCTAATGCCTTTTTGATTTGGTGTTAAAGCTCGAATAGAAGAATCTAAGGCACTTCTCTGGGCAACATAGCTATCAATAGTTTCTAAATCTTTACCTTCGTCTTTTTGTAAACTTGCAGATAATGTTCTTGGTCCTTTTAACGATGCCGTTAATGCAGCAATGTCTCGACGACCACGAGCAATTAATAATTGGGTATCACGAGTTGCTTGTCTCTCGTCTATTTTAGTTCTAATTTCCAATGCTTTTTTAGCAAGTGCCTCAGCAATATCAGGACGACCAGCAGCAGCTGCCTGTTGTGCGCCTTTGGTCAGAGACTCAAGTTCTGTAAAGTCAACACCACCTAGTAACTGTTGTTGTTGAGACACACGCTGCACTGTAGGGCTTTGGTATCCAGCTAAACCACGCAATTCCTGTCCTGCAGCAGTGCCAAACATTCCAGATAGACCAGCTAAACCAGCAAAAGGATTCTGTGTGCCAGCAGCACCGCTAAAGCGCTTGTAGGCAGCTTCTTGCTGTGCTAACTTCTCTGCTTCTGCTGTTGCTAAAGTATTTGTAAACAAACCACCAACTAGACTTAATTCTTCTTTATCAAACATATCTGCCATGATTATTCCTTATGATAGCCAGTTGTTAATTGCATAGTTACCAGCTTGCTGTAAATAAGGACTTACACCAGTAAGCAGTCCTTGAGCTTGCCCTAACTGACCAGAAGCATTAGCCACATTACCGTATAGCTGTGTCTGAGCAGCTCCCTGTGTTCCAGTTAATCCATATAGTCCTGCTCTTGAACCTGCTGTAGCTACTTGCGTTCCTAATCCAGTACCTATTGTTAATGGCTGTTGTGCCATCGTCTCTAAGTTACCAGCCTGAGTAAATAGGTTTGTACCAGAAGCAATTCGCTGATTTAGTAGATTCTGAGCATAAGTAGGAGCGTTAGCTGCTAAAGTAGCGTCTTCTCGTGCAAGTGCGTTAAAATAAGCAGCCATCTCAGGGTTAGTCTGCATTAGACCGGGAGCGCTAGTAGTATAGCCCGCCGTTGTTCCACCAGTAGCTAAACCGCCTGTACCACGCTGGAATTGACGATTGCGTAACTGTGCAAACTGCTGCTCACGACTTGGTGCTAATAAGCCACGCTGTTGCTCAAGATATTGTTGTTGTAATGCAGTGGTGTCTGCAGTAGTTGGCAGTGCTTCAGCACCGAGAGTAAAGAGACGCTGACGCTGTGCAGCCACTTCGGGAGTAGCAGTGTATCCTGCTGATACTAGCTGTCCTGTTGTTGGGTCAAACTGAAACTGTGATTGACCAAAAGCAGTAGTAACACCAACTGGTCTAAATGTAGCAAACTGTTCTGCTCTGCGAGTAGCTTCTAACTGCTGTTGAGCTGATTGCTGTGAAGCAGCCTGAATTGCTCTACGAGCAGCGTCAGACAAGAAATAGTTAGCACCAGCACCGAGTAAACCACCTAAACCCGTATTTCCAGTCGCTCCGCCTTGTCCTGCTGGACGGCTACCGCCACCAAGTAATGATCTAACTGCTTGTGTTCCAAGCTGTTTAACAATATTTAATGCCGTGTTTGTATCCGTACCGTCCCGACTCGCAATCACAGCAGCAAGCTGAGTGTCGGACATATTTTCGTATGGGTTTGCTGGAGCTGCTCCTCCGTAGAAACCTCCATCTTGAGCTTCTACATCCCCTAAGTTTAATGGTGGATTAACAAACGCTAATCCAGCATCGGCATTATTACCGAATATGTCATAAAAATTCTCATCCATACCTGTATTCCCTGTAGTTATTCCTGCTGCTTGTAACTCCGCTTGTGTTAATGGTCTATTCGGTATAATATCACCGCTATTAATAGCATTTTGTAATGCTTGATAAGTAGGGTCAACACCAAAATCTGAAGTGACTCCTGAAGTATTACTTGCTACTACATTGCTTGGCACTGTTGATGGGGTCAATAAACCAGACCCATAATCTACTGCTGTATTAACACCTTGTCCAATAGCTGCATTTGTTGCGCCAGACAATAATCCTTGTCCAATATCTCCACCTGTGACACCAGCACCAATTGCACCTGAAGTAGCGCCACCAGCAACTTGTCCTGCTGCAGTTGATACTGCACTACCTGTACCAATACCAGCATTCTGTGCTGCTAACATTGCTGTTTGTTGAGAACCAAGCTCAGTACCAAACTCTGCCATTGTTCCAATATAGTCACTAACTTCTACACCTGCAGCAGTTGCCGCAGCAGAAACGGCTGCTCTAAATGCTACATCTTCGATAGGTAATCCAGCATCAATTGCTTTAGCTGCAGTATAAGCAGGAATAGCATACAACGATGTTCCTCCGGTAGCCGGGGCTGCAGCAACCGCTGCCACTTTTACAATAGTACCTACAGGGTCTTGTAGTGCTGGCTGTAAGACATTCTGGTCAATAAATTCACCAGCATCGCCAAGCGCACCTCCAACGGCTTCTCCGACATCCGCAACGGCACCTCCAACGGCTTCTCCGACATCAGAGACCACATCAACAACTGCTGCAACGGCTCCGCCCATTTTAGTTTATCCTCACTGTCACTGTAAACATTTTACCTTTTTTCTTTTCTTCAATAGGTAAATTCATTTGTTGCAACATTTTTATTAATTTGTAATTTTCAGTTTCAATGAGAAGTTTTTTTACACCAGATTTCTTGACTGCATCAATCCCGACCTTCATTGCGCCTAACAGCATATTAGGAGTATCTAGTGTGTACATATGCACTTCTAATACGCCGGGTTCTTTACGGATACCGACAAACACAGTATTGTTGTGTCTAACAACTACTGCTTTTTCTTGTTTAATCAATAGGGCTAAACCTTTTAAGAATTTCTCTTCTTGTTTGGTAAAGCCACCACGCTCTAGGTCTTTACGGATAATCTCCGTAGCAGACATCTGCTTGTCAATAATCTCTGCCATAATTAGTATGTACCGCCATCAATGGTTCCGCCTGTTAGCGTACCTGTTAGAGTCATACCGCTAGAAGCAGTCATAGTTCCAGAAACAGTTAAATTAACGGCTGTAGCAGTTCCAGTCAAAGCAGGACTTGCTAAGTCAGCTTTAGTGGTTACTGCTGTAACAATATTATTGAATTCAGTATCGAACTCTGAACCACGAATAATCTTATTCGTATTACCAGTAGGTAACGAATCTTTCGCAGTAAAGTTAGTTGTTTTTGTGTAATTAGACACGA